AATCTTCTCTTGTGGCTTTGCGGCCGCTGTAGCAATCTGTAGTTCTTTAGAGAGTGCTTCCATCTCTCTGATTTTGTCTTGAGCCTCATCTAGTTTCAAGACCATTTCCGTGTATCTCGCGACGTCAATCTCAACGTTACCTTGACTAATTTTTTTACCTTCTTCGCTCATCGTTTCTCCTACAAAACTCTGTTACTGTGTACATGTATTTATCACTTGACATGGCCTAAATAATAGTGTATAATTGCTTATAACGGTTAAATATGTACACTTAAGGATATAACAGGATATAACATGGCATTTAATAAAACATTCAACGCAGAAGAACAAGCAAGGCTAAAGAAATTAGTACAAGAAGGCGATCAAGTATTATACGAACTTGATGCTCTCAACGAAGGACTCAGAGATACTGTGAAAGCAATCGCAGAAGAAATGGACCTTAAACCTGGCATTTTAATGAAAGCAATTAAGGTTGCTCATAAGGCTAAGTTCACAGACGAAAGAAATAACTTTGACGAACTGGAAACTATTCTAGAAACAGTTGGCAAGACTCTTTAATTTTATAAGTATAATTGGTATTGCGTCAGCCTAAAGTGATGCTTGGAGATAGATATACATGAGTTACGTCGATGCGTTTCATGACACAACTAAGGATAAGATCTTAGTTTCAGAAAGAGTGGATGGTGAAAGACACATAGTCACTCTACAACCCGAATACAATTTTTATTATGCTGATCCACGTGGTAAAGCAAGAAGTGTCTATGGCGATCCAATTACAGAAGTACGTTGTAAATCTCTAAAAGACTTTAGAAAGAACGTAGCAATCAATAAGAAAAGCGGAAAGATGTTTGAAACAGATGTCCGGCCAATCAATAAAACACTAGAAAAGAATTATCTCAATGCAGAGATACCTAAACTACATACAGCATTCTTTGATATTGAGGTAGACTTTGATCCTGTAAAAGGATTTAGTTCACCTGAAGATGCATTTATGCCTATCACTGCTATTGGTGTATACTTAGACTGGATGGATGCTATGGTATGTTTAGCAGTTCCACCTAAGACATTAGACTGGCAACAAGCACAAAACATTGCTGATGGCATGCCAGAAGTAATGCTGTTCAAAGACGAAGCAGAGATGCTTAACACATTCCTTACACTGATAGATGACGCAGACATACTGTCAGGTTGGAACAGTGAAGGTTATGATATACCTTACACTACTAATAGGATTATTAAAATACTAGGCAGAAGCGAAACAAGAAGACTGTGTTTGTTTGGACAGTTTCCTAAAGAACGTAGGTATGAAATGTTTGGTAGTGAACGACAGAGTTATGATCTAATTGGTAGAGTACATTTAGACTATCTACAACTGTATAGAAAGTACAACTACGAAGAGCGTCACAGTTACAGGCTAGACTTTATTGGTGAGATGGAACTAGGTGAGAAGAAAGTTGTGTATGAAGGTAGTTTAGATAGACTATATAATCATGACTTTGAACGTTTCTTAGAATACAATATACAAGATGTTATGTTACTTGCTAAAATGGATAAGAAGTTACAGTTTATTGATCTAGCAAATACTATTGCTCATGACAATACTGTATTACTTCCAACCACAATGGGTGCTGTAGCAACTACTGAACAAGCAATTATAAACGAAGCACATCAACGTGGATTTGCTGTACCAGATAGAATTCGAAGCAGAGCAGAGAACACACAGGCGGCAGGAGCCCACGTGGCTTTCCCTAAAAAAGGTAAGCATGAATGGATAGGTTCAATGGATATCAACAGTCTATATCCTAGTGTGTTTAGAGCATTGAACATGGGACAAGAAACTATTGTTGGTCAACTTAGACCTGACTTAACAGATGAAGAGATTGAGAACAAACAGAAGTTAGAGAAGTTATCGTTTGCTGATTCGTGGTTAGGTAAGTTTGGTAGTAACGAATACGAGTTAGTTGCATCTAAAGATGTTGATACTGTAATGACATTAGATATGGAAGATGGCTCTGCTGTAGAAGTTACTGGGTCTGATGTATACAACTTAGTATACCACAGTGGTCAACCTTGGAACATTAGTGCTAATGGAACTATATTTAAAACAGATGTACAAGGCATAGTACCTGGCTTACTAGAACGTTGGTATGCAGAACGACAAGAACTACAAGCAAAGAAGAAGAGTGCTACAACAGATGAAGAGAAAGCATTCTATGACAAGCGACAGTTAGTTAAAAAGATCAACCTTAACAGTTTGTATGGTGCGATACTTAATCCAGGCTGTAGGTTCTTTGACAAACGTATAGGACAGAGTACTACACTAACAGGTCGTGCTATTACCAAACACATGGGTGCTGAAACTAATCGTATGCTAACCGGCAAGTATGATCACACAGGAGACTGTATGATATATGGTGATACTGACTCTGTATACTTTAGTGCGGCACCAGTAATGCAAGATCAAGAGTTGGATATGGATAGTGCTATTAAGTTATATGATCATATATCTGATACCGTTAGTGATACGTTCCCACAGTTTATGAAAGACAGTTTTAATGTACCAATGCACATTGGTAAAGTTATTAAAGCCGGTAGAGAAGTAGTTGGTAAGAGTGGTTTGTTTATAACCAAGAAGCGTTATGCAATCAAGTGTTTAGACATTGAAGGATATCAACCCGAAGGTGGTAAACTAAAAATCATGGGCATGGATATCAAGCGAAGTGATACACCTGAGTTTGTGCAAGACTTCTTAGAAGAGATACTTGACGCTTCACTAGAAGGTATGCCAGAGAAAGAAGTTATACAAAAGATAAAAGACTTCAAAATAATATTTAAAGAATTAGAACCATGGAAGAAAGGTATGCCTAAAAGGGTAAACAACTTAACCATGTACACCAAGAAGTATAGAAAGCAAACTAATATGAAAAGTAATACGAGTCTATACAAATTAGAAAAACTTAAAGAAGAAACAGAAAACAAAATGATTCCTGGGCATGTTAAGGCAAGTATAGTATGGAATGACCTTAAGTATGTAAACAGTGATCAATACAGTTTAAGCATTATGGATGGTGCAAAAGTTGTAGTATGTAGACTAAGGAATAATCCAATGGGTTATACTAGTATTGCATATCCAACAGATGAGCTAAAGATTCCACAATGGTTTAAAGAACTGCCCTTTGATGAAGAGGGTATGGAAAGTGCAGTTCTAGATAAAAAGATAAAAAACGTCCTAGGTGTACTTGGATGGGATTTATCTAGAGCAAATGATAGTGAGGTTATGGATGAATTCTTTGAATTTTAATCGAAAAAAAAGATGCAAAATAACTTGACTTTTCTAAATAAGTGTAATACAATATACAGAATAACATTCTACGGAGAACTAAATGGCGAATAATTATATTAAAGATTATTTCAAAGACGTGCTAAGACATACACATAGTCTAGGCATCTTTGAAATGGTAAAGATTAAAGGTACTACTGAGATTACTGAGATAGAAACTGTTGACGCAGATAAAACAGTAATTGTTAAAGGACAAAGTATCAACCCTGTACCTGACTTTGCAGGAGCAACAGCAGGATTAAGCAGGATGAGTGTGTTAGATGGTTACTTAAAGTTTCCAGGCTTTGATGAAGAGTCTTCAACTATTGAGATCGAAACACAATCTAGAAACGAAGAAGAAGTACCAGTAGAGGTTGCTTTTAAAAGCACAGAAGGTACTAATGCACATTACAGATTCATGTTAGCAGATGTAATCAACCAGCAACTTAAAGACATTAAGTTTAAAGGTGCTGAGTTTGATGTAAACATTTTGCCTTCGCAAAAGAATCTAAAAGACTTAGGATACTTTAACAGCATCTTAGGTTCGTTTGAAGCAAACTTTAGTCCTAAGACTGAAGGTGGTGCATTATATTTCCACATTGGTGATGGCGTTAGTGATAGAACTAAAGTGCTAATCAATAATAATGTTGAAGGTGAGATTACAAACGATTGGCAATGGCCACTAGACGTAGTACTAAAAATACTAAGACTTGGAGACAACAGCAACTTAGTATTGAGTATCAACAACCAAGGTTTACTACAAATTAAAGTAGACAGTGGCTTAGGTGTGTACACATACTTACTTCCAGCAAGGAGATAGCAATGAATGAGTTAGCAGAAATCTTATGCAGAATGTCCGATGAACAATTACATGAGTTCGCCAAAGCATGTATGGATAAAGGAATTGCTGTACCATTAGAACATGCATTACATGTTCAACAACTAGAAGCAGACTCTAACTTTGTAGAGGTGGCATAATGGATTTAGGTAAAAAACAGTTAGACTATGCTGTATATTTGCCAGCCATTAGTAGTTTCTATGTGAAACAAGTTGATAAGATTTTAAACAAAGATCCTGCTAACAGCAGAACACCCGCAGGTTTTGAACATGGTAACGAAGGATTAGACTTTCTTAAATCAAAAGATACATACTATCATTATCCATACGGCTT